ATAAAAATCCAACTTGACAAACCAAATCCGATAAAGCGTTTTTATGACGTGCTGCAGGTGAGCTTTATTTTGCGGTAAAAAACGGCTTGATGCTAGTCGCCATAATCACGCCGTATAAGCTTAACGACAGTTCGGCGGAAATCATCAAGCTATTAGCGCAACAACTCGAACTTGCCGAATTAAATAAAACGGAGGAAACCACATGAATGACACCGTATCAAATCTGTACGCTCGAAAGTGCGAAATACAAAACCGAAAACTCCAACTTAAAAAAGAAGTACGCGAAAAAATAGAAAAGCTCGACAAATCGTTGGAAGACATTGAAAAGGCGCTCGAAGTCATAAACGAAACGGTAAAAAATGTCCTTTGCCCGGCGTGCGGAGGAACCGGAACAACGCGATACGCTGACGCAGCCGGAGCGATGGACGACAAACCATGCACAGATTGCAGCGGAACAGGTATAAAAATTAAAAAATGACAAAGGAGGAATCAACATGGACAGATTGACAACTGATAACCCACGAAGCAACACGGAAACCATGCTCAACCTCGCCCACGTCAATAAAAATGGATGGGTTGAAATTTGCGGGATGGAACAGCCTTTTATGGATTACATAAGACAGCAATGCCGACAACACGGTTGTGATTTATCCGAACTGGACGATTGTGAACTATGTGTCGCGGTAGGCGAGTGCGCGTTTAGCAACCACGAATGTCCTGTGTTTCTGCTCCACACGATAGCAACACAAGCAGCAGAGTTAAGGGCACGGCTCAAACAATACGAGGACACAGGCCTCACGCCGGATGACATCGTTGATTTAGGCTCCATCGACCACCTGCGGGAATTGGTGCGGGCGGAGAATGATGAACGATGTGTGGTGCTGGATATGCCACGCAAGCCTCTGGTGTGGGGCGATGACGAACATAATACCTGCCTATGCCCTTATTGCGGAAAGGACTTAATGGGCATTCCATACGGGGAGCGCATGGTTTTACAGTGTCCGAAGTGTGGGCAATATTTAGATGCTACAAAGACAATCACCCGCAAGGAAGCCGAGGCCGCGCTGAAGGAACAGGAGGCAAACAATGGCGATTAAATATTTTATAGCGCCAATTGATAAATGCCCGCATTGCGGGTCTGATTCTGGCTTTTACACCAAAGATTATGTTTGTGGCAGCACACGATACTATCAGCGTTTTGATGGCACAGAAGAAGACAATAGCGAATTTTATTCGCCTTTAGAGCACAGGCAGGGCAAATACGCCTACTGTAGCGACTGTAACAAGCGGATTTTTAAAATGAATGAGTTGGAGGAATCACAGTGAAAATCAAAGATGAAATCACCGTCCCCGCAGGAATGTTTTGTAATAATTGCAGGCACGGCGAAAGAGGCGGGGATTGTGCAGTATGCAAAATTTATGGAATCCCTTGCTTTTATACAAACGACGGCACCGCACGCGCTGTCAAATGCGATAAATGCCTTTTGGCCTGCGCAGCGGAATTGCGCAAATAAAAGGAGCGTAGAACATGAATAAAGCCTATGTAATAAAGATAATAGACACACGCGGGAAAGCTTGGTTTTACACTCGATTTAACTTGCGAGCCATGCTCCGCTATCCAATACAAACTATTCATTATGGTATTAGCGTTTCTAACCTTTCCGACGCAAAACTGTACAAGAGCAAGGGAAAGGCCCTGATACGGGCGCGAAAGGTCAAAAAGATATGTAAATCCAGAAACAGCAATACAATAATTGTTGCGGAAATAAGGAGTGAGAGCAATGACAAGAGCTGAATTACTCGTTATAGCAAAGCCGATATTGTTTAACACCGAAATGACGCGGGCGGTTATGGATGGCAGGAAAACGCAGACACGGCGGGTTATTAAGCCGCAGCCCAGCAGGGATAGAGAAGGTATGTGGCATTGGAAAGATTGCCAGTGGACGGACGGTGGCATAGGTTTTCCGGCATCTGGAATAGATGATTATGCTCCATACAAAGCAGGCGATTATCTCTACGTGCGGGAAACGTGGGGCTGCTATACACACGATTGGCAAGACGCTTTATATTTTGTGTACAAATCGGATTATCCTGACGGAGCAGAAGGATACTGGTTTGAGCCTGAACACATTAATTGGTGTGATTTACCTAAATGGAGACCATCTATCCACATGCCGAAAGCAGCTGCACGCACGTTTTTACAGGTAACAGGCGTTAAGGCGGAGCGGTTGCGGGACATCTGTAAAGATTGGAGTAATTTTGACAATGAAGGAATAATCGCTGAGCATGGATTTAGAAGTGAGATGCATCAACAATTTGAGCACCTTTGGAATTCTACGATAAAAAAATCCGACCTCCATTTATACCGCTGGGACGCTAGCCCGTGGGTATGGGTGTATGAGTTTAAAAAAGTGGAGGCAGAACCATGAACATCACAGTGCAGCACAAAGTCCCTTGCGATAAAAACTTGGAGAACAGGTGTCTCTATGCCGGAGATTTTTTTGGAAACGAGCTGTGTAAATACTATACGTGTCGTGACCGCACCCACGGAAGGAAAGCCCCGATAGAACGCAAAAAACCGAAATGCACATTGTTTGACGTATGGTTGCCAGGAGAATACCAAAAATGCGAACAATGCATAAAAACAATTGAAGCACAGAAGGAAAAATTGTAATGAAAAAAATATTTATTTCACAACCCATGAGAGGAAAAACCGACGAAGAGATTAAACTTGAACGTAACGCGGTAATCGACTTAGCAAAATCACAATTTGGAGACATTGAGGTGCTGGATACTTTCTTTCAAGATTTTGATGGAAGGCCCTTAGAATTTATTGCAAAAAGCATAGAGATGTTAAGCCAAGCGGATGTGGCTATATTCGCACCCAACTGGGAAGACGCGCGGGGGTGCAGAATAGAACGTCAGTGTTGTGACGAATATGGAGTTCCAACTATTGTTTTGTTGGAGGAATTGCAATGAACATCATCACCTACATACTCGCCGGAATCGGCGCATTGACTGTTTTGTCATTTCTTGTGCTGCTTGCCTTATGGCGGTACGCAGCACGCAAAGAAAAGAAACTCGACCGGGATTCTTTCCCAGTGAAATAGTTTGGAGGGTGTCAGGTGACAGCAAAAGAATTATCCCAGTACAAAAGTGCGAAGGCCGAGATTAAAAGTATCCACAGGGAGCTACAAGAGTTGCCCGACTACGTCGAGGGGACGGACACCGTAAAGGGTTCGTCCCCGGAATACCCGTACACCGAGCACCCGGTAACAATTCGCGGTCATATCCCGAACCCGCGCAAAGAAAAGCTTCTGAAGCGGCTGGAGAGGCTTGAACGGATTGTGTCAGAAGTGGATGCGTTTTTGGATGGAATTGAAGATGTGAATATAGCTAGGGCAATTCGGTTGCACTATGTTAATGGTCAAGAGTGGTGGAAAGTCGCTGGAAAGATGGGATTAGAGGTAACGGCAGGAGCTTTAAAGAAAAAAACTTTAAGATTTTTAAAAAAAAGTTGAAAAAGTGTCCCGTTTGTCCCCGCTTGTCCCGTTTCGGTGTGTTATAATTATAATAGCGATTGGTATATTACGATACAAATAGATATAAAAGACAGCAGGCCGCCCGGTTGCTGTCTTTTGTTTTGCCCAAAGGAGGGAATAAACTATGACAAAGAAACAGAAGAGATTTGCGGAAGAGTACCTGATTGACCTCAACGCAACACAGGCGGCAATCCGTTCCGGATACAGCAGTACAAGCGCCGGCGAGATTGGTTATGAGCTTATGAAGAAACATGAAATCCGCGCGTACATCGACAAAAAAATGGCGGAACGCTCGAAACGGACTGGCGTAAACGCTGACCGTGTAGTGCGTGAGCTTGCAAGAATTGCGTTTGTAAACGCGCCTGATGTTATCGATATGGAAAGTGCGATGGTACTGAAAGACGCGGAAGCCGACGATACGGCGGCAATTGCGACGGTAAAGGTCAAGACGATACCGGGGGAAGACGGAGAGGGCGTTGAGCGCGAAATCAGATTCGCAGACAAAATCAAGGCGCTGGAGCTGCTTGGCAAGCATATGGGTATGTTTACGGAAAGGGTACAGATAAACGGCGCCGCGCCGGTGCAAATCGTAGACGATCTGCCGGCTGATGACGATGGTTAAGCTGTCAAACATTATCGCGCCGTCTTTTTACGCGGTTCACCAGGCGATTAAAGCGGAGCAGTACACGCATTACCAGCTCGGCGGCGGGCGCGGCAGTACAAAATCGTCGTTCGCGGCGGTTGAAATCATCCTGGGGATGGCAAAGCACCCGGACGCAAACGCTGTGGTAATCCGTAAGGTTGGGCTGTACCTGAAGGACAGCGTGTACGAGCAGCTTTCCTGGGCAATTGAAAAGCTCGGGATGTCACACCTTTGGCAGGAGAAGCTATCCCCGCTTGAAATGGTCTATTTGCCGACAGGGCGGAAAATCCTGTTCCGCGGCGCCGACAAGCCGAAGAAGCTCAAATCCACGAAGGTATCGAAGGGATACATCCGTTATGTCTGGTATGAGGAAGCCGACGAGTTTGACGGGCTGGGGGAAATCCGCACCATCAACCAGTCCATGCTGCGCGGCGGTGAACGGTTTGAAGTGTTTTACACATACAACCCGCCGCAGCGCAAGAACAATTGGGTAAACGAATGGGCGTCGGTGCCGGAACCGGGCAGGCTCGTGCACCAAAGCAATTATCTGGCCGTCCCGCCCGAATGGCTCGGGGAGACTTTTTTCGTTGAGGCGGAACACCTCAGGCAGGCAAAGCCGGAAGCGTACGCGCATGAATACCTGGGCGAAGTCACGGGTACCGGCGGCGAAATTTTCCGCAATGTAAAGCTTCAGCCCATTACAGATGATGAAATCAAGACATTTGACAAGCTGCGCCGCGGCCTTGACTGGGGCTATGCGGCAGACCCGTTTGTATATATTGTGGGCCACCTGGACAGTAAGCGCCGGCGGCTCTTTTTGTTTTACGAATTTTACAAGGTCGGGGCGTCGTTTGATACTGCAGCTGATAAAATCAGGCGGGAAAACATATACGGCCAGCCGGTCATCGCAGAGAGCGCGGAGCCACGGAGCAACGACGAGCTGCGCCAGCGCGGGGTGTTTGTCCGGGCGGCAAAGAAGGGCCCCGGCAGCGTAGAGCACGGCATCCGCTGGCTGCAGGATTTGGAAGAGATTATCATCGACCCAATCCGCTGCCCTGAGACAGCGCGAGAGTTTACGAACTATGAGCTGGAGAAGGATCATAACGGGAATTGGAAAGCAAATTACCCGGACAGGGACAATCACAGCATCGACGCTGTACGTTATGCCTGTGAGGATGATATGAGGCGCAGTACCAGCCCCGTTACAATTGGAGGAATATAAATGCTGACAAGCCTGAAATTTTTGAAAAGAGGCAGCCAATGGCCGCCGGAAAGTGAGCGGGAAAGGCTAAGAACCTACCGCGACAACCGGCTGGTGTTTGAGGATGAACACGCAAAGGTGTACGAAGAACAGTTCAAGCGTATCGAGCGCGTTGCCGGAAACCTTTCTCATGCGGTATCCTTTGCCACCATTCTCAGCTACCAGAAGCTGATGACGCTTAAGATTGCAGATCTTATCTTTGGTGAACCGCCGAAAATCACCGCGGGCAGAGAGACGCAACAGGAAGTAATCGACAGGGTGCTTACAGAAACAAACCTGCTGGACGCCGCATACATGTGCGCAATCGACGTCAGCCGGTACGGGGACGGCCTGTTGCTTTTGGGCAATCCCGCAGGCGTGCCGGTAATTGATACGGTCAGCCCGCAGCACTGGCATATGGTTGTTGAGCAGGGCAACATCAAGCGGGTACAGTATCACGTCTTTGCGTGGGCGTACCCAACCGACGAGCTGCGCCGCCAGTGGGAGCTAAAAGTGCAGGTACATAACCCGGAAGCACCCGCGGAGTGTGAACAGCACCGCTACCAGCTGGAAGGGTCAGAAGGCGGATGGACGATTGGGCGGGAGCTTACAGCGCCGGATGAATTACAGCTTGAAACACAGCTGAAGGTTTGCCCGGTGTTCCGTGTCTCGAATGTCCTTACCTCCGACCGCGTGTACGGAATTGACGATTACCAGAGCGTGGACAGTATCATATCGGAACTGATGGTGCGGGTGTCGCAGATTAGCAAGGTGCTTGACAAGCATGCTGCACCGAGCATGAGCGGCCCACAGAGCGCACTGGAGCAGGACGGGGTAACAGGTGAGTGGCGGCTGAAGGTTGGCAATTACTTTCCGCGAAATAACCGCGACGACCCGGACGTCAATTACATAACGTGGGACGCATCCCTGTCCGCCAATTTTCAGCAGATTGAGCTGTTGATTAACCAGCTTTACACCATCTCGGAGATGGGCAGTGCTATCTTCGGCGACCTCTCAAACAAAACGGGGCAGGTCCCGAGTGGTTCCGCCTTGCGCCGCCTGATGATGTCGCCGCTTGCAAAGGCGCGCAGGATTGCCAATAAGTTCGACCCTGCGCTTAAAGGCATTATCTCAGCGAGCGCGGCGGTTTACGGCGAAAGCTTGCCGCCGCAGGAAATTAGCATCAAATGGAACGACGGCCTTCCAGACGACGAGGTGGAGAACGCACAGATTATGAACCTCCGCACAGGGAACAAGCCTACAATCAGCCAGCATACGGCAATCCAGCGGCTTGACGGCCTGGGTGACAAGGACGCGGCGGCGGAGCTGGACGAGATACGCGCGGACGATGCGGCGCAGGATATGGGGACGGCACCGCCTGTAGAGCCGCCCGAGGAAGTACAGGAGGAACCGCTGGATGACGAAAGCTGAAGAACTGAAACGTCTGTATGAGCTTGCGCAGAAACGCCTGGTGGAAATCATCACAACCAAATCTGCGCGCGGCTCTCCGGCGCTGTATGAACGGCGCATTTTAAAGCAAATTACTGCCGAGCTGAAAAAGCTGAAAAAGGCTACGCCGGAGCTTGTAAAGCAGTTGGTGCTTGAGGGTTACACGACAGGGCTTGAGGATGCGGTGCAGGATATTTTGAAAGCGGGGATGCCGAAGCCCGCGTATAACCTCTTTTCCCGCATCAACACAGAGCAAATCAATCTCATTGTGCAAAATACGGTTGACAGCCTCAATCAGGCTGCAAACATCGTCGGCAGGCGCATGGAAGATGAAATACGCGCGGCCGGCCTGCGTGCGGCATCCTTGAAAGAAGCGACCGGCGGCACCGTCAGGGATATGCAGAAAGATCTTGTCAAGCGGTTGCTGGGGCTTGATTTAAAGCAACCGAATGGGAAAATGGGCGTGCGGTACAAAAACGGCGCGGTTGTGAGCCTTGATAAGTACGCCGAAATGGTTTCGCGTACCACGCCCGCAGAAGCGCAGAACAAGGCGAAAATTATGCAGGGGCAGGCATGGGGCTATGACTTAGTGCGATGTACAACCCATCATCCAACCTGCGAGGTCTGTGCACAGTATCAGGCGCGCGTCTACGCCCTCACACGCGAGGCGGCAAACGGTAAATACAAAGGCCCGGGCGGCGAACTGCTGCGTTTTCCTTTGCTGTATGAAACAGCACTGGTGCACGGCTATGAAACCATACATCCGAACTGCCGGCACAGGTTTTCCATCCTGCCGGCAGCGGTATTCTCCCGCAAGGAGCTATCTGAGCTTTCCCGCAATAGCATGCAGCCGTTTGAAGACACCCGCAGCGACGCGGAACGCAAAGCATACGCACAGGAACAGGCAGTTAAGCGGCAGCGTAACGCAGACCTGCATGAATGGCGCAAATACCGTGCGCTTCTGCCGGAGGACGCGCCAACGACCTTTGCAGGATTCCGGCGCATGAAGAAAGCCAATTCCGTGCGGTACCAGCGGCTGCAATGGGACGCGCGTTTTTTTCGAAAATATGGTTCAAATGCGGAGCATTCGCCGCTTAATAACTTTGAAACGCCGCGGGGAATCAGCGATAAGCTGACGGCCTACTCGCTAAATTCAGAGCATGAGTACGGAAAGCACAAAGCAGTTGTTTTCCAGGGTGCGCTCGGGTATAATCAAGGTAACGCAGGGCAGCTGGAAGAAGCAATTAAAGCCGGGCTGAACCGTTACAGGGCAATCCCGATTGGCGACGATGGCTACGGGCCGAAATTCAACGTCATGCTTCTAGTGGACGGACCGAACGGGAAGCGCCAACCGGTGAAAACCACATGGATATACGATAATGGGCTTGACACCCCAAGGATGGTGACTTGTTATGTTGAAAAAAATAAAAGAGCATAGTGTTGTCCGGCTGACGGATGGACGGATAGGGACAGTGCAGATTGTCCACTTCAAGGGTAACGCAGAATCGGCGTATCTCGTGGAAATCGAGGACGGCTCACAGGGCCTTTCAACCGTTACGCCGAACCAAATCGCTGAAATCACATGGGAACCGAAATAAAGACCGCTTGGCTTTAATGGCCCGGCGGTCTTTTTATAACTTTTTTTGGAGGAATCACAATGAAATGCCCTTATGCTGTACACCGGCATGTTACGACACAGACGGCTTTTGAATTTGACGAGGAAGGCCGCAACAATATAGCGACCACCATAGAAAACAATGCGGCAAGCTTTTGCGACTGTCACAAAGAAAATTGTGGTGCATGGGACAGAAAGCAGGAGCGATGTAACTATGGTGGTATCGCAGAATAACAGGCAGAAAGGCGTTGCCCAGACGGCAGCGTCTTTTATATTATCTAAAATCGAAAGGAGAAAAACAATGAAAAACAGATTTATCCCTCTCAATATCCAGCTTTTTGCCGAAGAGGGCGACCCGTCAGGAACGGGTGATAATGGTGTATCCCCAAAAGGCAGGACCTTTACGGAGGATTATGTGAAAGGCTTGCGGCAGGAATCCGCAGGCTACCGTACGACCGCAAAGACTTACGAGGCAACGCTGCGCAGCGTGCTGGGCGTAGGCGACGGGGAAGAGCTAGGAGACCTGAACGCGCGCGTGTCCACTTTCCAGTCAAACATTACAGCGCAGCAGCAAAAAACGCTTGCGATGGCAAACGCCCGCCTTATCAGTGCAGAAATCCGCAGTCTGGAGGGCTACAATGCGAAGCTGCTTGAAAAGGTCATCGACCTTGGCAGTATCAATGTGGACGAGAACGGCAGTGTGTCAGGCGTGAAAGAGGCGGCAGAGGCAGCGGCAAAGGAGTTTCCTGAGGTCTTGAAAACGAAGAAAGAATCTTGGGCACCAGGCAACCCTGCGGAAGCGGGCGAGCCGCCCATGACGAAGGAAGCGTTTGCAAAGCTGACTTATACAGAAAAGTACAACTTTAAGCACGAACATCCCGACGAATACAAAAAACTTTTTGGAGGTAAATAATTATGGCAGGAACAATTTTTGGAATTCCGTTTGACGAGGAGCTTTTTTTAAACGATTGGAACGAGGCGCCCGACCCGGTGCTTACCGCGCTGCTTGACAGCGGCGTCATGGTGGAGGATTCCACCATCAGGAACATGATTCAGAGCCAAGGCAACATTTACACCATCCCGTTCTATAACACCCTGGATGGAGAGGAACAGAACTACGACGGCCGCACCGATATCGACGTTGAAGAAACAGGCGGCGACAGCCAGACCGGCGTTGTCTACGGACGCGCAAAGGGCTTCTTTGCCCGTAACTTCACGGCGGAGCTCTCCGGCGCTGACCCGATGGGGCATATTGTATCATCGGTTGCGCGTTATTGGCATAAACGCAGGCAGAAAAGGCTTATCGGCTTGCTTGGCGGCCTTTTCTCGATTACAGGCTCTACAGGTTATACAAAGAAGTGGCAGGAAAAACATATTGTTGACCTCGGTTCCGATACTGCGGCGCCGCGCAAAATTGAAGCAACGGACCTCAATGACCTTGCAACAGAGGCTTTGGGCGACAATAAGACGGAGTTCAAGGTTGCCGTCATGCATTCAGACGTTGCGCATACGCTTGAAAACCTTCAGGTGCTGGAATACTGGAAACAGAGCGACGCAAACGGCATTCAGCGCCCGACTACCCTTGCGTCGGCGAACGGCTATACCGTAATTATCGACGACAGCGTGACGGCAGAGGATGTTGGCGGGGAAGGCGCGAATAAGGACTTGAAGAAGTACCACACCTACCTGTTAGGCACGGGTGTACTCAGGCATGCACCCGGACGCGTCGATGTACCAGTTGAATCCACACGCGATGCAAAGAAGAATGGCGGACAGGATGAGCTTATTACGAGAATCCGTGAAACCATACACCCGAACGGCTTTAGCTTTACGGTGCCAAAATCCGGCTGGACAGATTCCCCGACCGACGCGCAGCTATTTGCACCCGCGAACTGGAACGTGAAGTTTGACCCGAAGGCAATCCCAATCGCACAGTTGATTACAAACGGGTAAGGTGATAATATGTTGACGCCTGAAAAGGATACATACATCACGATTAAAGAAGCAAACGAACTGCTTGCCTTTGAGCCGCAGGCGGAGCAATGGGCGATGTTATCAGACGAACGCAAAGAAGCGTGTTTAAAGGCCGCCGCCCGCCATATAGACGGGCTCCGGCTTTCGGGTTTCCGGCGCGACCTGCACCAGCCGATGGCGTTCCCGCGCAACCATGAGGACACGCCGGAGAAAGTAAAGATAGCGCAGGCTTTGGAAGCCCTTGCCCTCGCTGATATACAAGCCTCACAGCGCCGCAGGCTGCAGGAACAGGGCGTGGCATCAATTAACCTTGGGAAAGCCTCAGAGAGCTATGACAGCGCGAAGAAGCCATATACGGGTACATTGGTAAGCGTTGAAGCATACAGGATGATGCACCCGTATTTGCAGGGAACGGCGGCGATTGTATGAGCATTTGGAGCGGGCATTATACCGAGATTATCAAGGTGCACCGCTGCCAGGGTACAAACGCATATGGCGACACAGAGTTCTCCCCGCCTCTGGATAGGGACGGGGATGATTTTGTTTGCCGGCTTGATTTCACCCGCAAGGAAGTGCTGAACAAGGACGGCGAAAAGGTTATCAGCGAGGCAACGGTTTTAAGCGATGCGCCCCTGCCGCCCTTGAGTATTGTTTATGCAGAAGGGCAGCGGTTTGAGGTCAAGGGCTGCCAGCCGGTCAAGGACATCTTCGGCGCGCTTGACCACTACGAAATAACGCTGTGAGGTGGTTGTATGGGTAAAAGGATAGATATTCCGCCGGAGGAGTACTTGCGCGGCTTGGACGATGTTGTGGAACAACTGCAGGCGTGTGTTGACAACATGGAGCACGGCAGCGCGAAAGGACTTGCTGATGCATTAATGTATGTTGCAGAGGAAAGCCAGCAGCGGGCACCGATAGACACCGGCGATTTGCGCGGCAGTGTCCGGGTAGAACTTGATGGCCAGGCTTACGCAGAAGGAGAAAAGGGCGGCGGTGTTAATGTTTTGGGTACGGTGCCCGAAACAGCCGAAAAAGGCTCGGTGAGCTTTAATACACCTTATGCGGCTGACCAACACGAGCAAATCTATTATGACCATCCGCGTGAAGGCAGGTCAAAGTATTTGGAGAGCGTACTAGTTGATGAATCTGAACGTATTTTACAGGCAATCGCGGGCGGCATAATAGAGGAAGTGTTTGGAGGTGGTGCAGATGATTGAAGCGTTAAAAACTTATCTGGAATCAAAGGGATACAAAAACGTCACCTGCGATTTTATGCCGGACGTCTCCAAATGCGTTCAGGCCATCAACCTTGCGCAATGGTCGCACACGGTCGGCAGCATCAACGACGGCACGGGCACCCGCTATATTCAGGTGCAGTGCCGCGATACGACGCGCGATAAGGCGTATAAAGCCTGCAGCGAGATATTCAAGCTGCTCGACAGCGGCACAGAAGAACACGTTATCAACCTGACCGATACCGCGTTCTGCATTGCCCGCCCGCGCCGAGGCCCTTTATTGTTGGAGCGCGGCAGCGGGTATGTAACATTTTATTGCGAAATTGCCCTTTGGGGCGAAAACTGAAAGGAGAAATACACAATGGGAAAGAAATATTTGAAAGGCTTTGCAAATTGTGGCTATGCGCCGGTTACAGAGGACACCGTTACAGCATATAAGGCGGGGGCAGTCACAAAGCTCCCTGGGGCGTCAAGCGGCGCGCCGACCGACAACAAGACCGAATATACGATTTACGCGGACGACGACGTTTACGACAGCGGGGCGGAGTGGAAGGACACAACCCTCGTTATTACCGTGCTGGAGGCAGACACGAAGGACATTGCGGCGCTTGCTGGGGCGGCTCTTGACGAATCAACGGGCGAGCTCAAGGAGGGAACCTTTGACGACGCGCCCCTCGTCGCGTTTACCTTCTCCGCGCTGCGCGGTGACTTTGGCTACCGTTTATTCCGTTATCCTTCCTGCCGCTGCACCGGGTACAAGATTACACATAACACGAGGGGGGATAACAACGACGCACAGTCTTACGAGCTGACGTTCAAGTGTTCCCCGCGTAAAATCGACCATACCATCCGCGAGACAAAGGACGTCGACAAGGGTACGCCGCTTACATGGCTCGATACCATCCCAGCCCTTCCCGAAACGCCGGTTGTATCGGGGGAGGGTTAAGCTATGGGTGTGTTTATAAAAAACAAGAGCGTTGATATGAGCAAGCCGGAGGAGCGTGTAGTGCACGGCATTACCGTGCGCAAGCTGCCCATCGGAAGGTATGTCAAGTTTTTGCAGACGACAAATAACCTCGCGTCTTTTTTATTGGGCGACGTTTTCCCGGACGCAAAAAACGTCAGCCAGCTCATCGCAGAAATAATGGCGTTAGACAAAGCTACGCTATTTGACGTGCTGGGCAGGCTGATTGTGTCAGTGCCTGATAAGGTGTGCACCCTTGCCGCAGAGCTGCTTGACATTGACCCTGATGTGGTGTGCAATCTCTCGCCGACAGAGCTTACGGATGTTTTGTTGGCCTTTGAGGAGGTCAACAATTTATCTGATTTTTTCGGCAACGTGCGCCGCTTGAAATCGAAGATGGGCGCACAGAAGCCGGTGAGTATTGGCTCCAACGCTGGTTAGCGATTGCGCGAAGTGTAGGAATCGGAAAGCACGAGCTGCTTGAGGAATATTACTACGACGAGTTTATTGCCATGATGGACGCTTACAACGATATGCACAATATCGACGGCAGCGGCGCAGACGAAGAAGTTTTTGCCGACGAGTACGATTGATTATTGCGATATTTGTATTTTTATGGTAATATAGCGTCGAGGTGAGTGAACATGAATAAGAAGTTTTTTAATTCGATGAAAAGCTTTGCAACAGGTTTTTTATGCCTGGGAATTTTAGCAACAGTTGCGGTTTTTATATTTACAGCTTTTGTGCAGGTAAGTGAGACTGTCGGCATTACATATCAATATGTCCGCACTTCGACACAGTTTAACGCCGCGGGGTTAATCAACGCTCTTATATGCCTGTTTTGCTCGATTGCTGGATATTTCGTCCTTAAAGGCATTGCGCTTATAGGGCTTAAAGCGTACGAGGATGAAATTATACCAGATACGGAATACGAAAAAGAATGGGAAGAGAGTTTGGGGTTAAATAATGAATCTGTAAGCTCGCCCTCAAAAAACACCAGCCAAACACGAGGATTAAATCAATAAAATTATGCACTCGCCAAAAACGGCGGGTGCTATCTTTTAGGGAAATTAAAAAGCCTCTCCGCTTTTGTTAGGACGGAATGCGGACAAAAAATAACCCACACACATGTTCGCGCCGGGTGTAATGCGCCCCGGACAGCAAAAAACCAAACGAAAGCACTTATCCTTATGGGTAGGTGCTTTTGTTATGCTCAAATTTAAGGAGTGATATTTATGTCAAATGAATTAAATGCTGGGAGAGTTGTTGTAGGCATTGATTTAGACAACGACGGGCTGAAAGAAAAAGCGGATGAATCGAAAGAAAGCCTGCGCGATATAGCGCAATCGGCTAAAGCGGTTGGTGACGCTGGTGAGGACGCGGGCAGCCGTCTTTGGGGCGGCATGGCAAACCCGCAGGGCGTGCAGGAAGTTACAAATTGGCTTAATGACATACCCAACAAGACCAAACAAGCCACGCAACCCGTAAAAATCCCGGTTGAAATAAACGATGAGGACATTTTAAACTCCGTTCGGCTGTCGCTTGAAAAAATAGGAATAGAAGGAGAAAAAGCCGAATCAATATTAAAAACCTGTTTTTCGGACACAACCGAAATCCGCAAATACGCCGAAAAAATAAAAGAGCTGGGCGACAGAATCGAACAATCACGGGCAGCAATAAAGCGGCTGCAAAGCGAGGCCGCACCTGCCGTATACAAATCACCTGCACAGATTGGGGCGGCATCGGCTGCGTTGGAAAAAGAAACGCAAAGCCTGCAAAAGCTGTCGCGGCAATACGATGCGGCGATTCTCGCGCAAGATACTTTTGTCAAAAAACAAGCTCAAAGCGCGGAAAAGCTGGCAGACAAAAAGGCATATAAGGACGCAAGCACAGGTGTTGATTTAATGACATCATCCCTGCGCACGCTTGACAATATTGCGCCCGGCACCGTCAGCAGCCTGTCTGATGTAATCACACAGGTGCAAATAGCAAAAAGGGCTTTTCATCAGGCGGCAACTCCCGCGCTTGCGTGGGGGACAGCAATTGCGGCGGGTGTGGGAATCGTGGCAAACCTGATAGTAACGGGATTGTCTCAAATACAAGAAAAGCAGGAAGAAGCCCGCCGACAAGCGGCACAGCTTGCGGAAGAATACAAGAAAGAAAGCGAAACATTGCAGGATTTATCCGATGATTATGTGGAGCTTAAAACCAAAATTGACACCACAAGCCTGTCCCACGACGAAGAAAGCAGTACTAAAAAACAGTTGTTACAAGTCCAAGAAAAGCTTGTAGAGATGTACGGCGCAGAGGCCGGAAATCTTGACCTTGTTAACGGAAATATAGACGTGCAGATTGAAAAAATCAAGGAACTTGCGGTGGCAAAGGCGAAGTTGAAGGAGCAAGAAATTTTTGCAGAAGCTAAAAAAGCGAGGGAAGAGCTTGCGACAGACAGTTGGTATTATACCGGCTCATGGAAGTTTGTATCTGGGACAGCAGCTGCTTTTAAAGAACTTGACACATTAACTAAAAAGTATGGTATCACATCATACGATGAAGGATTTGGCACTTCTCGTGATTATTCATTAACTATTAATACAGCGGATGCTGAAAAAACTCTCCGTGAATTTTTTAATGATTTGGATAAGCTTCAAGAAAAGTTCATTGACGAGGGTGCGCCACAGGAGGCGATAGATAACGTTAAAAGCATTTTATCTTCTATTAGCAAGGCAATAAACGAGGCAACCAACGATGATATTCAGCACTTAAAATCAATCGTAGAACAGAGCGAACAGTTGCGCGAAACAATAGAAAGCAACGGCGCAAACCTATTTCCAGAGGATAAAACCGCTGAATACAAAATCCGCAGCATACAGCAGTATACAACGGCTGTAAACGACCTCGGTTCGGCCTACGCAACACTGCACGAAGGCCAGCAGCTTGACCTTGATACCATACTAAGTCTCATCGATACCTACCCGCAATTTGCCCAGGCAATCGCAAGCGGTACGTTGTCCCTCTCCGACCAGGAGGCTGTCGTGAAATCCCTCTTTGAAGCAAAGAAAGCGGAGGCGCTCGCCAGCATAGAAGCAGACCGCCAGAAGGTCGAATCCCTGCGCGACGCGACGCAGGAAACAATCGACCTGCTGGAAACCCAGCTCAACGCCTACAAAACCATGTTCGGCGGCGGTGGCTTTGGCGATGTCTACGGCCCTTTAATCGCAGCGCAGGCAGAACTAGCAGGATACAACGAACAGCTCGACCAGCTAAACGCCCGTACAAAAGCGTACCAATCCATCAAAATAAGCGACTACCTGCCCACTCAAAAAGCCAAGAAAAAAGACGACCGCAACGAGGAGCTGCAGCAGGAGTTGAAGCTGCTGGAACACCGCAAGGCTTTAAACCAGCTCTCCGCACAGGATGAAATCGCATGGCTTGAACGCATCAATTCCACATACTCCAAAAACGCCGACGAGCAGATGGACATGGAAAAACGCCTGTACAACGCCCGCAAAGCCTTGCAGGAGGCGGAGGAAAGGGCGGCTAAGGAAGCGCTTGACGCCGCGCTCAAGGGGATTGAAAACAAAAAGGCGCTCGGTAAGCTTACGACGGAAGAAGAAATCCGGCAGCTGCAGCGTATCCGGCAGACATACCGCATGAACGCTGAGGACGCAATGAGCCTCGAAATCAAGCTGTATAACCTGAAAAAGACGCTGCGCGACGAGCGCACCGACAAGCTGGACAATATCGCGGACGGCGTGACCGAGGCCCTTAAAAATAAATACGAGAAGCAGAAAAAATACGAAACCGACCGCATCAACCAGTCAATCAAGAGCTGGCAGGATTGGGAGGATAAGACGGTAACGGCTATCCAGGGGCAGATTGACGCCCTCGACGAGCTTTCCAAGGCGCAGGAATCTGAGGATAAGCGCCAGGAGTATGAGACGAAACGCCAGGCGACCGCCCTGCAGCTCGCTTACGAAAAGGACGACTACAACCGCAAGCAGCTCCAGAAGGAACTGAACCGGCTCGACCAGGAGGAGGCAAAGCGGCTGGAGGCGGAAGCGCGCGAGAAGCAAAAGGAAGAGCTGCAGAAGCAGATGGACATGGTGAAAGAGGAGTCCTCAAAGCAGCAGGACGCGCTGAAAAAGCGGCAGGACGCTTTGAACGAGCAGTATGAAAAGCTGACCTCGTCCTTCGCACTGGAGGCCGAGGCACAAAAGACCATAATGAGCGGAAATATGAAAGAGGTCATCAATCTCATTAAGTCCTTTGCGCCGGAATTTAACCTTGCCGGCAAAACGCTTGCAGAAAAACTCTATGAGGGATTTAAAAGCAAGAACTGGGATATTGACGCGTACTCTAACGTCATCCAAAACGGTACGGGCAGCGCCTATCAGCAGGCGCAAAGGGTGGCAATTGACGCGGCAAACAGGTTCTGGGCGAACCGCATTGAGTATGCGCGGCAAATTGGGGAGACGACGGCAGGCGTAAAAGCGCCGGAGGTCAACCTGACTGTCAACTTCAACCAGCCGGTCAAAAGCCCGGTCGAGACACAGCGCGCTCTGCGGAAGGTATCGCAGGAGCTTGCGCGGCAGATAATGAAATGAAGGAGGGGATAAGATGCAGGAGCTTGTCTATGTACCGCCCGGTGGCTCGGTTGCCGACTTGTCCGGCTGCGCAGAACTGAAATTCCAGGAGCCATACGTGCTGTCTGCGCTTTCCGGCGTCAGCGGCTTAGATTACACACTCATATCAAGCGAGGCGGCAGGCGTGGACGGCGTAGTCGTGCAAAGCGTCCGCGCGGAAAGCCGTGAAATCCCCTGTACTGTATACGTAAAAGGGGACAGCAGGCAGGAGATGTATCGGAACCGGTTTGGCCTGATAGCAAAGCTTACGCCGCAGCGGGAACCGGGGGAGCTGCATTACCGCAACGACTATATTTCTGTGAAAATCAAAGCATACCCAACTCTGCCAGCAGACTTTACGGAACGGGTAAAAAATTATAGCAAGTGCGATGTTACATTTATCGCGCCGGAACCATATTGGGAAGGGCTCGATACATACAGTGAGAGCATTGCATATCAGGATGATGTCGGCTTTGAATTTCCCCTATGCTTTGAGCCCGACATTACATTTGGTGTACAAAACAACACGATAGAAATTATGTATGGCGGGACTGTTCCTGCTCCTGTTCGTATTACGATATCAGGTGAAGCCCCCTCTCCACAGATTACGAATGAAACGACGGGCGAAACGATTCTTGTTTCTGACCTTTCGTTAGAAAGTGGGGATAACTTAACTATCTATACAAAGTGCGGGGAAAAGAGCGTAAAACTGCATAGGGGAGGCGTAATAAGCGACGCATTCCATTTGCTTGATATGCGTTCAAAGTTCTGGCAATTGCAGCCCGGGCGTAATGTGATTACTTACAAATCAGCCGACGACAACAAACATGCGCGGGTACGCATTGAGTATACCAATCTTTATTCGGGGGTGTAATCTTGGAATGGCCTGTCATAAAGGTGATATCGCCCACAAAAGAATTTTTGGGCGAAATAGACCTGTATACCTCCCTGCGCTTTAAACGCTCTTGGCAGGGCGTCGGGGACTTTGAAATACACATTATACCCCAACAGTTTAACAAGGTGCTATTTGCACCCGATAATTTAATTATGCTGGGAGAAGATGTACATCGTGTAGGGATTATCCGCACCGTAACATCAAATCTAGGAAACACAGGCTTTGAGGTCGTAATTCAAGGGCAGCATCTTGACGGCTTGACGAGCCAAAGGCTTGTGGTTCCTTATGAGGGGGCTGCAAACGGCGGGTATTTTTGTGTGCCGAAAAAATCAACGGTTAACAGCACTGTAAATCCTGTCCCTGCAGAAACTATTTTGAAAACCTTTGTCAGCGGTCAAATCCCATATGGCATAGGTAATGGTGCAAGTAATCCAAGAAATATGATGTTAACGGTTGTCCCGGATGAGGAGCGTGGTATGAACACCGTCTGGATGAGCCGTTATGACCAGCTGGACGAGGCATTACAGAGCATATGCGAATATACGGATATGGGATATGAAATTTATCTCTTGCCCTCACAGGCGCGAACAGACGTTTATAGCTTTGATGTAATCCCAGGTGTTGACCGTTCAGAAAAACAGACAAGAAATTCACGTGTCATAATATCTTTGGAATTTGAAAGCGTCGAAAGCATAAGCTACTCCAATGATACAGCAGCGTATAAAAATGTTGCATATGCCGCCGGTGCAGGCGAGAATTATAATCGTTCGGTTCTCACGGTCACAAATGAAACAGAAACGCCCAAAGGATATAGACGGCGTGAAACCTTTGTGGATTGCGGGACTTTAGAAATCGCAGAAACAGAAACAACACTGTCTCTAGCAGAAGAAGGAAAACACAAATTACAGGATTATAAAAAAGTTGAGAGCTTGACAGCGGAGGTATCGCAGTCAAGCCCTTTTATTTATCGTGAGCATTACGACTTAGGCGATCTTGTGACAGTATATGTCCCAGAGCTTGGCCTTGCTCAGGATATGCGTGTCGCAGAAGCAGAGGAATCATATGACCAGGGCCGAATATCGCTCAACATCACATTTGGTACAGCCCCTTCACACATTGGGCGGACAATACGGGCAATACAGCCACAAACAAGATAGGAGGAATTTAATATGGCAGAAAAATCAAGATTTTTTGATAGCAAGCCAGAAGATAAAAGAAAATATAACGCAGATGAGTTTGCCGAGGTGCTGCGCAGTTTCTTTTCCACCGGCATTATTAAAACCGACATTTTAAACAGTACCATTGATGAAGAAGCCCTGAAAGTAAAAAAAGGTACATCCGGCACCTTGATAGTATCAAAGGGTTCGGCAATGATAAAAGGATATTGGTACAAAAACGACGCTGATTTAACATTGAATATTCCATCGGCAGGAGCAACTCCACGTAAAGATTTAGTAGTACTTAGGCTCGATATCGCACAAAGAAAAATCAGTATCGTTTATTCGCAGGGTTCAGCAAATGCAGAGCCTCCATTACAAATATCAGATCGGTATTACGATATCGCCCTAGCGTATGTATTCGTCGCGCCCGGCGGAAACCAGGTCATTGAACATTCAGATCGGCGGGTTAAATTTTGCCAGGCGCTTTATACGCTCAACCTAAAGGAATTCACAGGAGCATTTAACCTAGCCTTAGCAGAATTCACAACAGCTTCGCGTGAGGCTCTAAGTAATTTACATGAGGGCGCGGCGGAGGTCTTGACGGATTACCTCGAAGACGAGCCATCCGCAACGAGACTGTTCAATATTGTACTGGAAAAGGATGGCGCGGGCTCAAAGCTTGACTCGGACCTGCTCGACGGAAAACAGGGCTCGTATTATCTCGATTACAGCAACCTGACGAACAAGCCGTCCGTCCATCAGATACTCAGCGGTACGTCGGCGCCCGCCGCGTCCCTCGGCAGCAACGGCGACATCTACGTAATGTACGAGGGGTGAGCATATGGCTGATATTCAAAGCACCTACAGTATGTCGACCACACCGGTCATCAAGCATACCGTTTCGTATGAAACCAAGCGGTCCGGAAGCACAGTGTACTACCGTTTTAAAATTTCAACGGCGCCAATTAGCGGCGGCTCTTATTTTGGCTATAACCTCGTCTGCTCTGTTACACTGAACGGTAAATCGGTTGCAACTGACGCGGAGCTGAAGCCCGCTTCGCCGAGCACTTGGACCTCGGCGCGCGTGAAATACCTGCCGTCGAGCACGGGGTGGTATTCGGTGACGGGTGTTACCTCCGCCGCTACGCTGCCCGCAAAAATTACCTTTGCGAGCACGCAGACGTCCGGCTCCGCGTCAAGCGGGAGCTGTACCGTGAATGTCCCCGCGGGTTCCGCCCCGGCGGCGCCGGTGATTGAGCTTTCAAATACGGCCGTGCTGCCAGAGGCGGCGGTCAAGGTTGGCGTGTCCGGCGGCTCATGGGGAGACAGCGGGGCCGGCAAATATAACTACCAGTACAGCACGGATAACAGTAAATGGACAACGTTTTATACCGGCACGGCAAAGTCGCAGAGCTTTCTGCCCTCCTCTTACGGGGGAAAGGCGGGAAGCGTCTTTTATTTCCGAGTCCAGGCGGTAAACGCGCGCGGTCTGTCGGTATATACCAAAACGGTGACCCTGCGCGTTTTATCGCCGCCGGCTGAAGCGGGAAAGGCGCGCGTCAAGGTAAACGGCGCGTGGAAGCAGGGGACGGCATATGTCAAAGTAAACGGTACCTGGAAAAAAGCGAAAAAAGTATGCGTCAAGACAAACGGCGCATGGAAGGATGGTGTATAAATGGAAGCGAGAATGATAGAAATGACCGTGTCACCAGATGAAAGCGGGAATAAGCTGACGGCGCAACAGGTCACGCTTGGCTATGCCGGAGAGCATCTGGCGACGCAGCTTCAATTTAAATTTCCAAAAACATGGTCAGAAAACGATAGCCTGAGGTTCTATGTAAGCCTCCTGGCGGCAAATGGTAAGGCATATAAGACAGAGCTTCAGGAATGGCCGGTAACTGTCCTGCTGCCCGCGGCAGTCACGTATGAAGGGAGCTTATATATCCAGGTCGCTGCGGTTCCTGTAGGCGATGAAGCGCTTGAGGTAAAGAAATCCTCCTGCTTTAAAGGGACGATTGAAAAGAGCCTCGGCGGGGTTCAGAGCCTTCCTGAGGATGCAGCGGCTGGCCTTCTGGAGCAGAGCCTCAAGGATTTTTATGCCGCGATGCAGAAGCTGCCGGGGTGCATGCCGTATATTGGGGACGGTGGGACCTGGTATATATATAACGCAGATACGGATGAATTTGTAGATACCGGATATTCCGCGCGCGGCGAGAAGGGCGAAATGGGAGAGCTGAGCGACGGCAGCGTTACAGGCGTAAAGCTCGGTAAGTACTGTGTGCTGACAGATAAATTGGCGCCGCAGGCCGTGACGTCTGAAAAGCTTGACAATAAAGCAGTCATAGCGCGTACTGTAGCGGACGATACGCGGTCGATGTTTTCGACGGCGTTGACTGGTTATACAGAGGGGGACATCGCCGTCATAACAGATGGTATATCAGGCACACTGATAAAATCCGCGGCTGTGCGGGGACGCAGTATAGTAGACGAGGCGGCAGGGGCTATTGCGCCGCTATCGCCATCCGTCATTGTCGCGTCGAGTAACGACGGCACCATAGAAAACCACGCAAGCCTGCCTACGGGGTTACAGCTTTACAGTACGCCTAACAGCCAGGTTTACGATACATACGACGCCATAACAGGTTTGCTTACTCGGAACTGTGCTGTTCTGTCAATTGCATCCGCTGGTTGGATTTACAGCTATTCGATGGCATCTACAACTGTGGTGTGGATAACCGCAAATAACTATATGCCATCAAAATCGTTCTATATGGTACACAACGGTACTGTAACAACACAGACAACCGACTGGCAGGGCAAAATTAGCCTGACAGTCAATAAAGCTGATGTGGGCATTGCGGCAGAGGACACGGCGGCGACAGCCACACAAAAAATCAAAACGTATTTTGGGGACGCATACGCCATTCTTCCGCTGAAACAGCCGACAACCGAACAGCTTGAACCGATACAACTAACAATCCCTGCTAAGCAGTGCGCCGTCATCTGCAACAATGGGTATCTTGACGTTACGTATTGCCGTGATATAAACGATGCGTATCTGGATTTGCTGGAGTATACCACGACGCTAGAATCCCGTATTGCGCAGCTTGAAATCATCAGCACGGGGGGAGGTGGCACAGCATGACGTACAAGAATTGTAAAACGTTGATTGCAGCCGGAAGGTATGAGTACGATAGCATGTTTTCCATGCTCGATTTGTTTTTGCTTGTAGGTAGAATTTCGGAAGAACAGTACATCGAACTGACTGGAATGCTTTCACAGCCGGAGGAACCGGAGCAGGATATACCGGCAGAACCCGAAGAAACAAAATAAAAACAGCCGCTCACAGCGGCACAAATTGAAAGGATGATTTTAGACATGAAAAAGAAAATCTATTTATCACCGAGCAACCAGAACGGGAACAAATACGCAGCCGGAAGCACCAATGAAATGGAACAGTGCAATAAGATAGCGGCTGCGGCGGAAGCCGCCCTGAAACGGTGCGGGTTCAGCGTAAAGCGCGCCGCAAAAGGGCAGAACATGGGCGTAAGCATCAACGAATCGAATGCCTGGGGCGCTGACCTGCATGTACCCATTCATACAAACGCCTGTAACGGCAAGATTA